AAGCGAACCTCCGCAATCAGTCGGTTGGCTAAACAGACCTAGTCTCAAACGTCCCCCTCCTAGAGGGCAATGTCGAAACTCACTGATAAAGGCCATAATGAGATGGAAAACTTCAACAAAAGTTTCTCAATTTATTTAAAATTGATACTGCCTTTGCGTAAAGTTCCAACCGAATATCAAGAAGCTATGGCAAAATCAGCTTCGAGATTCCATACCTATTTCCTTCGTATAGTGAAGACCCGAGGTCTAACCAATTCAATTAAGATGGTTAAAACTATTCGGCAAATATTTCTTCAGTATGTGAATGGGAGTCCTGTTAAAAGGACTGACTTGTTTATCTCTCTGAATAAGAGAGGTTTACCAAGTATCCTGTCACATGTAGAGAAGGGACTTAATAGTGAGTACAAAGTGGAAATTATGTCACTTTGTATAACATTATTAAGTTTAACAAAGGTAATCAAATATAAGTCTGATCCTTCGTATTCTTCAATCACTGATGAATATACAGGAGAAGATCCTATGTTCTTGGAATATGAACTACGGGATATTCTGTCTCAACTAGAACTAGAGAGAAAGGTACCAGAATGGCACATCTTCCATCCTAGTGTTAAAAAGGGACCAAACAAGAAACCAGCTATCCATTCATGTCTGGAAGAGGCCTATTCTTTCTATCACTCATCAATATTTGAGTGTTGGAAAAGTTTAGACATCGCTGGACACTTGTGGGACTACTTTAAGACAAGTATTCAACCAGACCGGTTGAAACCTCTTCAAGTAACACTTAGAAGACTAACTTCCTTTCCTGATAAAGAAGGGAAAATTAGAAATATAGGTATAGCGGATTACTGGACACAGACATTACTTAAAGTTTACCATGATGATGTAATGAAAGCTTTGAAGAAATTTAAAGCTGACAAGACACTTGATCAAGGAGACATGAGTAATATCCTCCATGAGAAAGAGTTCTACTGTTACGACCTTTCGGACGCAACAGATAGATTCCCCTTATGGGTTCAGAAACTTGTTATGGAATACCTTTATAACCCAGATGTAGC